CGCAAGCAATAACTTCACCAACTCCATTCTTTTTAAGCCATTTGACGATATTTCCACTACCTGCAGATGGTTCTAAAATAGTTTTACCTAAGATATTTTCACCAAGCATCATAGTGCTTATAACTTCTTCGGGTGTTGGGTAAAAATCAGGATTATCTGTGAATAGTTTCATTACTCAATCAATTAAATAATTTGTATCTTAGGTTGTTCTCCATTCAATACCCTTTTTGCATCAGCAAAAGAAGCATATAATCTTGATGTAAAGTTACCTATTACAACAAACTCTTGTCCAAACTCATCTTCAAACTTTGTAAGTTTATTGCCCTTGTAAATAATCTCGCTTAAAATCGTTTTAACTTTCATTGCTCTTTTATTTTACTTTCAATCTCTTTTCAAAAATAGCCTTGACTGCTTTTGCATCTGCTTCGGCTTGCCCTCGTTCTTCTAAGAGATAGTAATTACCTGAATTATAGTTGTAGTCGTCATGTGGAGTTATACAATCTTCAGTTTCTACAACTTCTAAAAATTGATTTATATGTAAATAAGTGTCTTCATATGATACACGCTTTCTAATCTTCTCCATTTTCTTTATTTCTTCATTCCACCGTAAACTCTTTTCGTTTAGCTCGTCGAAGAACTTTTGCTTTTCTTCCTCTGTGACGTGGCGGAATGCAACGCAAGCCCATTCGTCATTGTCGTCTGTGTAGTCATTCCAATAACTTTCAAATTTTTCAGGTTTGCGTTCGGAATAATTTTTAAAAATAACAATATTATTTGTTGATTTTGATATTAAAATATCACCATCCTTAAACTCTTCTTGTGTTTCTCCTTGCTTCTCTTCGATAGTAATTAAACCATCTTCGATTATCGCTTTGCAATTTGCTGGAATATTGATTTTATCACCTGCGCTTAATTTTATTTCCATAGTTATAATTCTTTATATTTATTCTTTATATTTGTGATAATAACAATCGTTCATTTCTTTGTATCTTTTGCACTCATCTTTTAGACGTTTATTTTCTAAGCGCAATATTGTTATTTCTCTTGTGAGTTCTATTATTTTATTTAAAACTTCTTCCATAGTTGTTTTATTTTTAATCCCTATTAAATCCTGACATTATTAAGCCAAGTATAATTGTTATTATAATTGCTATTGAAACAAGCAACAGAGAACACTCAATTGCGTTTAATTCTGAAATTAATTCTTTCATAGTTGTATTTTAAAATCTTATTTATACTTCACTTTAAGTGACTTATTTGCTGTAATGATTTCATTCTTGGTTTCATTAATCAGCATAGCTCTATCGTTTAATTTTACTTTGTTTACTCTTCCTTTCCCTTTGGAAATGCGAACAATGGTATCATCATTTGCTACAACCTTGTTATTATTGTGAGTAACGATGATAGAATTACCATTACCGCAAACTTTTGAATCTTCGTAAGCTTCAACGATAGCCATACCAAATGCTTCTGCTTCCACTTCTCCCCAAAGTGATGTTTTTGTGGTGCAATGAGCCATAACTTTCGCCTTATCAAACGCCATAACGATAGAATTTTCATAGCTATAAACAAGCACATTATCAAGAGCTATCAAAGTACCACCTGTAACAACTGCTTTCACTTCTCCTTTTGCTTCATGCTCTCCACTTGTTACAAGCAAAAAACCTTTAGAGACATTCTCATTACAATAGATGTTATTTGCATTAAATTCTTTCTTGAAAGAAGCAATTAAGTCCTCATCAATAAGACCTGTAACGCAAGCTATAGGAAAGTCAAATTTGACAATATCTATAAGCTCTTTAATCGTTTTTGCCTTATCTAATTCTTCATCCTCGCACATTAAAGCTCTTTCCAGCAACTCGCCTTTCAGCTCTTTAAGTCTATCCTTTTTCATATTTCAACGCTTTTAATATCGACTTTCCATTTCACGTACAAGACTATCAATGTACTTAAATGCTTCTTCCTTACTAACTTGGTTCTTCTCTGCTTCTTCAATTTCTGAAAGAGTGAGAATTTCAGGCTTTAAAAGAAAACCTCTAATTTCATCTGTTATATGGCTTTTGTGCTTGAAAAGTTCAAAGGCAAACCCTTTTACAAAAACCTCTTCATTTTTGCTCACAAAACCACCCTCAAAGCCAAGAAGATAGTAGTACTTATCTTCGATTTTACACCACTTAGTTGCAAGATGCTTAAATCGTTCTGCAACTATTTTATTAATCTCTCGTTCTCGCTTTTTTCTTGACTTGATTAGTCTTTTAACAAAGCTACATTCACGACTTACTAATTTTAAAAATTCTTCGTGTGTCATCTTTTATTTCTTTTTAGTTTTAGTTACTCTTATGTATTCAATATCGCTATCAAAAACCCTTTCTTCGCTCCAAGTTATATCCGATAGTTCTTTAAAATCTTTTACTCCTAAATCCTCTATGTCACCAAGATTGAGGAATATTCTTTTTGGTATATTTTTCATATTTATGTGTTGTTTTTTATATGTTTAAAATAATTGTCTTTCGCTGTGTCTTTGCTCTTTGCCTAAAATAAAATCGTGAATAAAATTTCTTGCGTAATCCTTTGAAATCATCGAGCGTTCCATTGAGCAAACACCAGCTTTTTTCGATCCTTTCGAGGACTTAATTGTCTTCTTTGGCTTGTCATTTTGATAGCTTCTCCCATAAGTTTGGGAACAATTAAAAAACCAGTATGCAGTAGGTTTTACAAAGTAATCACCTCTCCTCATTCTGTTATTATCCACAAATGTTGGTCGTGGGAAATTCTGTCCCGTTATAAGATAGTTAGGACCAGCAGACGGATTTTCAAGTATTAATCTTAATTCCCTTTTCTCGCAAATCCACACAAGTTTATAGAGTAAAATGTGGAATTTCGTACGAGCTTTAATTCTTTCGATAGTTAGCTCTATTTTCTCACAAGTTGATTTAGCTCTATAATTAGTACTTTCAAGCGAATAATAGGTTTGCTGTAAGGTCTCAAAATAAATACAAGGGAAGAAAGCTAATATCAAATCGTCTTTGCTTATCTTATCAAAAACGCTTGCCCCCCCCCGTGTAGCATTTTTCAATTTCAGCAAATAAATCTATCACGTTATCGGTTTCTCCGAACTCGTTTTGTATATCGTAATCTTCGGCTTCAAAACCAATCTTTTTGAACTCATTTTTAAACGTGCCAGATTGCTCGAAAAAGCAATGTATCTTTCCTTTTATATCCATTGTTTGATTTGTTTTTTAGTTTAAAAAGAACGCTATCCTCACAGACTGCGTTCTACAAGTTACATGATAAAAAAGAGTGCTATTTTCACAAACGACACTCTAAGCATTTCTAATTCTAAACAATTAAAATATTAATATGACGAAATAAAAACAAATTACTTACCTGTTGATCCATATCCACCTGTACCACGTTCAGTAGCACTTAATTCGTCAGCTTCTTCAAGCTCGATTTGTGGATATGGAAGTATTATCATTTGGGCAAATCTCTCGCCTACTTCATAGGCTTTTGTAGGATATTCAGTCTTTTTGAAAACCGCTGTAACCTCACCTCGATAGCCACTATCAATGACACCTGCAGAGTTAGTTAGAAGTAATGTTTTCTTTGAATTGCTACTTCTTGGAACAACCAAGCCAAAACATCCTTTTGGTATCTCAAAAGCAAGTCCACAACCATAAGTTATAGTTGTCTCATTTTCTTCTACACTTGTTGCTGTTAAATCTAAACCTGCATCACCAAGCTTTGCATAACGTGGTATCACTGCATTTGGGACTAATTTCTTTACTTTTACTTTCATTGTTGTTTGGTTTTATGTGAATTGATTTGTAAAATTTGTCAGAATGTTATTTGTTTTTCTTCTGTTGGGTTTATTTGTTTGTTTGATATAAGTTATAACCACAACACAAAATAACGCCTTAAATCGCTTTATTTTCGATATGTTGAATTTTTGAAGATAACAACTTCTAGCATTTCATTAAATCTATCTGCTATTCTGTCACCGTATTTTGCTCTCACTTCCTTACCTGTGAGATTGGTAGTTATGAACGTGAAGAGTTGATTATTATAGCGATATTCTAATAAATCAATCATCGGGCTATACAAATTACCGTAATCCATTACTTCGGTGGCTTCCCGTCCCATGTCTTCAATTCCTAACATGTCGGTCTCACGTACTGCACGTGTGTTATCGCCTTTCATAAGGCTTGCAATATCTTTAGCGTCGATTATTCTTATTCCTTTGCATTCATCAAAATATCTACCATCTGAAAGGTAGTTAAGTGCATTTTGAAAAGCCAGCAAGAGAGTTGTTTTGCCATTACCACAAGTACCACATAGCATTATACCAAACTTAGGATTATCTGCTGTAAGGCATTTAGCAACACTTTTGATATTGGCTTTTGTCACTTCATCGTCGATATATTCACGATGCCTGTTTTGTACTTCTGCTTGATAAGCTGCTATTAGCAAGTCATTAGCTTGCTCGGTAGTCATTGGTAACTTAAAACGTGTGCGTGTAATCTTCCGCTTTGCTAACAGCTCTTTCAAAACCTCTACGTTGTATTTTTGATTCTTTCCTATTGTCTGCATCGTTTTTAATTTTTAGTTGTATTCTTAACCAATCGTTGAAGTGCTGTTTTGCATCACTGATATTATCGTGTTTTTTACCCCTGCATTCAGCGTCAAGTTGGAACTCGTTTAGCCAAGCTTCTAGATCCACTTTGCTAATTTTATGCTTCATACACATTTGCTCTATCCAAATTTCCTCTTTCAAAAGTTCTCCGACAAAACCTCCCTCGTGTGTGCGTGCGTGCGCTGATGAAGATAATAATATATATTCTTCTTTTTTCTTTAGTTGTTGCTCACTTGTTTGCTCACTTGTTTGCTCACTTGTTTGCTCACTTGTTTGCTCACTTGTTTGCTCACTTGTTTGCTCGGTAGATTGGTAACTGCCATATTTACAGATAGTTATTAGTGTAAATTTGTTTGTCGTTTTTCGTAAAATTGCACCGCTTTTCTCTAGAATTTCCAATTTTCTTCTTACACTTATCACTGGTATTCCTGTTTCTTCGCTTATGTTTCTTACAGACGTCACAAACTCACCTCTACGGATATTGAAATATTTCCATTTCTTATCCCTATCATTTGCAGATACAATCAGATGATAAAACAAATGAACGACTTGAGAGTCTTTGTACCACTCCCATTCTTTTATTTTTCTATGTAATTTAATCCATCCACTTGTCATACTAATAAGGTTCTTTTGTTAATTCAATATTCAACTTATTATCAGCAATATATACAACTTTGCCTGTAGCTTTAGTTACACATTGCTTAAACTCGTCTGCACGGCTGTTATTTGAGCTTAAATGAAGTAAAACAATCTCCTTTGTTTGGCTCAAATCGCTCTCCATTAAAACACGCTTACAAGTGCTTAATTCCATGTGACTAATCGCTAATCGATTACCCATTTCAGCGTGAACAACTCCACTTTCAATGTTATAATTTAAGACGTCACTTGAATAGTTACATTCTATCATTATATGGTCTAATTGTGGTAGCTCATCTTCTATGTCTGCGGTGTCTGTGGCAAAAAGCAAACGCCCCATTTCTGCGTGTTCAATGATAAATCCAACGCATGGTACATCGTGGTTCATTTGCAATACAAATATTTTGAAATCGCCAACGATATAGCCACGCATCGGTTCAATAACTTTGCAGAAAGGCTTGTTATTTAAGCTCTGTGACGCAAAGACATCTTCGATTGATAAAACTCTAACCCCATACTTTAAAAAGCTTTGGAGAGCCTTTGCATGGTCTTGATGTCTATGCGAAACCAAACAGCAAACAACATCTTTAAAGCTAAAATTCAACGCTTCTTGAATCTGCTTAAACATTATGCCACACTCTATGATTAGTTTTTTGCCGTTATTAGCTTCCAAGATGTAGCAATTTCCTTTACTACCTGAACTTAGACATTTTAGTTTCATGCTTTAGCTCTCCATCTGTTTTAATTAGTATTGTGGTTGTTCTTCTGTCGCTGTAGCTTCGTTTGTAATCTCACCTGTCTCCGTGTCTACTTTCTCATACTGCGTTTCATCGAGCATGATAGGCTTTCTTTCTTCCGCTTGAACAGTGATAATTTGCTGTTGTGGCGTATCTGTATTATCTTTAGAAATTGCATCTTGCATTTCAACAGATAGATAGCCATATTTAGAAAGTAAGCGTCTTACAACGGTTTTCAAACCCATATCGTTGAAATTGCCCTCCCAACCTACTTTTGTACTCGCTTGGTTGGTTTGTGCAGCCTTAATCAAATCTTCTACTTGTGGCTTGTTTTTGCCTTTGAATGATGGAGAATAACGCAAAGCGTAGTTTGCCATGTCTTCAACACTCACATAAAGGGTTTTTGAAAAGCCGTTGAGCAACTCAAAATAGCAGAAGTAACCCACTATTTTGTCTGATTTCTTTTCACCATCGAAAGCAATTTCACCTGTAAGCTTGTTCACTTTGCGAAGTTCACCCTCATAGACAAAGTCTGCGTTGATAGTCTTATATTGACCTGTACGCATTGCTAATTGGATGTAGCCTTTATAGCCTGGAATAAAGGTAGGTGTAGGGACTTTAGTCCAAGTTCCATCAGGGTTCTTTACATTATTGTTAAAGACGATGATGTAAGAAAAACCCAATGCTTTGTTTAGCGGTAGTCGCAAAGTAGCAGCCCTTAAAGCTTCTGCTACAATACTTGCAGGTTGACAAGCCTGTAGCGATTTATCACCTGTAAAAAGGTCAATTAAAGACGCCACAAAAGCGTCTTTATGTTCACCCAAAGCATTTCCAAATTGAGATTGCACAGATGGTGCATTAATAACCGACTTAAGCATGTCTATTGGTCGGTCTTGTTTTGTTGCTAATTCTGTTGACATAGTTGTTTTATTTAACTGTTATTGTTTCATTTTCGCTCACGTATAAGCGGATTTGCTGACCTTGTGTTGATATAATATTTTGCACGCTTTCGCAATTATCGATGAAGATTGGTGCACAGATGTTTTTGCTTTTGCAGATGGTATTGATAATATCAAGACCAATGTTGTAAGTTGCAGCTTTGTTTTGCATATTATATGGAACACCATCTAAAACAGCTTCGCAAGTTTCATATTCACCACCATTGATTTGCGTTTCAAACATCTTAAATTTAACATGTTCAAACATGCTGTTTATCTTTTCCTCCACTGCTTCAATTCTCGCTTTTGAGAACTTTTGAATTGTGAACTCGATGCCCTCGAGTTGAGCAAGCTCTTCTGCTTGGTTTTGCATCATCGTTTCAAGTTCTGAAATGCGCTTATTGCAAGCGTCTATAGTCTCTTTTGTGCGAAGAGTGAAAGTGATAGTTTGAATATCTTTACTTAGTTCATCTTTACGCTGTCTTAGCTCTATATCGCTTGTTGTCTTCATCTCACTATTAGCCTCATCTTGCAACTTAATAATCTTGTTTTGCAACTCGATATATTTTGCATCAGACTTGATGGCGTCTGAATTATCAGGTAGCAAAATTTCTTCTTTCAATATTGGGTTTGCTTGCTTTTCTTCGATACTTGCAATAGTATTTTGAAGTTCATCATTTAGCTTTGCAATCTCGTTTTGCAAACCCTCCATTGTCGTTTTATTATTTAAACCTGCCTTATTATTTTCTGCAAGATGCTTAGCTTTATTCTCGTTAAAGCGTTCGGTTAATTCTGTTTGCTTTGCTTGAATTTCTTCCACTTCAAAGTGTCTATGACAAGTAGGACAAACGAACTCATCCTCACTGAAACTTATCTTTTGAGCATTGATTTCTTTCCACTCATTAATAAGTTTCTCACGCTTATCTTTACAGAGAGCTATCATTTCTTCTTTTGCTTTGATTAGATTGCTTAACTCTCTCTTTCTTGCTTCTAGCTTAGCAAGCTCATCAATGAACTGTTGCTTTGCTTCTTTTCTTGAATGATAAGCTCGCAAATCTGCACTTTGTAACTCCATTTCATAGTTATAGAGTTCTGTTTTTACAGCGTTCATTTCTTTTACCTTTTGTAAACGCTCTTGCTGGCTAGCTTCATAAGCTTTTGAAATGTCTAAAAGCTGACTTTCAATAGCTTTTAACTCGCTTTCTTTTGATGCTTTTTCTTCTTCGAGTTCAGCCCAATTTCTATTCTCGGGCATGTCTCTCATACGTTCATCAATGCGTTCAGGGATAGAATCTAACTCGCTTTTAATTCTGCGTTTCTTCGATGAAATTTCTTTCTTGTATTCCTCCATCTTTTTGCCTGTTAGATTTTTAAGCAAGATTTCAAAGTCCTTATTGCCCTTTGCCACATCCTCATCAGATATTTTGCCAGCCATATCGAAAAGCATTGCTCGCTGAACTTCCATTTTTTGAGAAGTAAAATGAAAAGGATTAGTGATAAACTTGAATATTTGCTCGGGGCAAATTGTGTCGATAGCGTCGTTCCATTCTTTTACACTCATTGGCACATCGTTATAATAGCGTTCTTCTTCGTTTCCTGTGAAAACTTCCTCCGATGTACCACGTTTTCTAACCCATTTCTCATTGAGTTTGCGAACAAGTGTAATTGTTTCACCATCAACGACTAAAACACCTCTAACTTCATGTGCTATTTTAGGAATAATAACGCCATTTTGGTCGTAAGTTTTAACATCGAAGACTTTTCGACTATTGCTATCTTTACCAAAAAGAAGCCAAGTAAACGCATCGAAAATGGTTGTTTTGCCAATTCCATTTTTGCCTAAAATACTACTGCAAACATCGTTAAAATCGATAGTGAGCTGTCTTATGCCCTTGAAGTTTACAAGAGATAAGCTCTTTAATAAAATTGTTTTCATTTCTTTATATTGTTTTTATCCAACTTTCATAATTTCTAATACTTTGCTTATGTTGAAGACCAATTTACGACCATCTCGATGTGTCGCTTTGTCAAATCTTCCACTTTTAATCTTTCTATTTGCTGTTGGAATTGAGCAATTTAGAAGTTGTGCAAAGCCCGCAACACCATAAACAAATTGAGGTTCTTTTTGCTTGGTGTCACTTTCAAATAAAGAACTCTTAGATGCATTTATTAGCACCTCCAAGAACTCACCAACTGTCATGTCGATAATTCTTTTATTCAAAGTTTCTTTTGTCTTTTCTGCTTCTTCGAGCAACGCTCTTGACATCATAATTAATCCTCCTTAATTAATTGTTCTAACTCGGGTAATTTGCCGTCTTTTGACCACTTTAAGAATAGCTTTGTATAAGCAAAAGCAGCGCAAAAACCTATCACTTTCGATGTAATTAAAGTCCTCCACCAATTCTCATTTGAATGTGGTACTGACAAAATTCCTACGATTGCAATAAAAGCGATAATCATTAACATTTGGTATCGCCAATTCTTTAATAATGCTATCATTTTTATAGTTGATTTGTTTGTTTTTATTTCATTTTATCGGTGAAAAGATGTAGTGTTGAAAGATTAAAAGAAATAAGCACCATCTTCACAGACAGTGCTTATTGCCAATGTTACGCTAAACATTTAGTCCTTAACTTAAACCATAAATAAATATTAACCTATGTATCATCTTTCTCCGTTGAGTGGCTATTGCTGGAATCGAACCAACACGAAATGACCACATATAGCCTCATCTAGTCGACGTTGAGAACGTTTAGGTGGTTACTGCCTGTAGCCTATTAACATCACTTCTTGCTATATATTGGTTGAGGTGTTTAAAACAGCCTTGCAAGTTCGGTGCTCCTAGATGTTTTTGTTTTTTTGCTTAATCTTTTGTAGTGAGATTGTACACTTTTACCAATTCAGTTTCAACTCCATTGTATTTTTTGAGAGCTGTTTGCCTTATCATTTCTGATAAATCAGAGTTCACTGTTCTAAAGGCTAACGCATCATAAATACACTTCGGTTTTATCTTAAATTCAACAGATAATTTTGCTAAATCATCTCTTGATATTTTTATTATTGGTATTTTTCTTGTAATTCTCATTTCTATGTACTATATTTGCAATTGTATTTATTACGAAGTGTTTCGTATTTGATTACGTTTGCAAAGATAAAGCAAAATGATTAATCCACAAAACAAAAATCAAGCAAAATGATTGATTTTAACTTTTATTAAATAATAAATTATGGCAAAATTAGAAGATGATTTGCGTAAATTCTTTGATAGTCAAAAGATTACACAAAAAGATATAGCAAATAAGCTAGGCGTTTCCACTGCTTATATTAATTCATTATTTAAGGGTAAAAGAGCTTTTGGAAAGGAACAAGCGGAAATTTGGGCTAATCATTTTGGTTTATCACCTGCATGGCTTTTGACAGGTGAGGGCGAAATGCTCAAAACCAATGTGCAAGATGACCAAATAAAAGAAATTCCACTCGAGGAAGCTCACAATTACCCTGAGGGTTCTTTAATCCCTTATTTTGGAGAAACCCAAACCAAAGGAGGATTAGACAATTACCAAATCCCAACAGACATAGTCGAATATCCAACATCAATGATAAAAGCTGGTGATATTTTTATCAAAGCAACATCAGCTATTAAGCACATAGGTGAAAGCATGATAGAATACCCATCAGGTTGCGTTCTATTTTGCCGTCAAGTCGAGGATATGTCATTGCTTGTAAATGGTTCAATATACGTCATTGAAACAAGCGAATATCGAGTTACAAAGAAAATACACAACCTAAAAGATGCGATCAGAGCTTACTCAACTAATACTGAAACATACCCCGATGGTGCACTAGTTTACGCACCTTTCGATATTCCAAAATCAAAAATAATGAGAATGCACAAAGTTTTAGGCTATTCGTGCAAAGTGGAATAAAAAAAATAACTCAAGCATAAAAACAAGAATTAAATACTACTTAAAATGAATACAGAAGAAACCTTAGCGAATATTGCCCTCAGGATAGAAAAAATGAGAAATGAAATAAAAAAGTATAAAGATAAATATTCTATTCCTGAAAATGTTGATGCAGAGAAAGAAGACGACAAAGGAGAAGAACTCAAACCCACCATTGAAATATCCTTAGATGATTTTTATCATGGAGGAACGACAGAAGAATTTCAGCGTAAATTTGAAGAAGTTCAAGCAAGAAATAGAGAGTGGCAAGAGCAGTTTTCAATTGTTGCGGGTCATCAAAGCAAAGGTATTGCTTTTGAAAAAGAGAAAGACACAGACGGAGCTATTTCTGAATATAAGCAAGCTATCGCTAATGGTGAAAAAGCTACACTTTTATCTTTAAACAACTATTTATATAGTGTAGAGCGATTAATGGTGCTGTATCGAAAGCAGAAAGATTATAATTCAGAAATCGCCATTATTGAAAAAGTTATCCAAATAGCTACAGAAGAGAATCTTTACAGAGCAGAACAAGCGATAAGTGCAAATCCTGAACGTAAAGAAGCTATTTTAGAAGCAGTAGAAACGTGTGAGGGACTTTATAATATGGTGAACGGATTAAAAAAGTTCTATTTTTATCCACACGATGTAACTAAATACAAAAAACGACTTGAAAAAGCACTTACTTTGCAAAGTAAGGTGAAATAAAAATAAGTAAATCAAAGGCATAATAAAATAATGACAACTACCACTAAAACTAAAAGAAAGAACATTAAACTAAGAGTTTTTAATATCGAAAATACAAGTATAACCAATGACTTTAATGACTTAAAAGGCGACCTCTTAAAAAAGTTAAAGCATACAACTTTAAAAGATAGGGGAATGTTGCTCAATAAAGAGAGTCCAAGCAAAGAAACAGACTTAATAGCTTACTATGACAGTTCAGAAAATTGTTTATTTGGAGCTGTTATACGTACAAAATTAGCAGCAGAAACCTCTCAAATGTCTGATGATTTAATGAGGGAAAACAAAATTGCCTTATCTACATTAAAACAATTATCATCCGACTCTCAAGTCGTTGTTAGGTCGTATTTCTTTGCAATGAGTAAAAACTACATCGTTGCAAATATTCCAGGATCGTGTAATATTACTTCTTTTGAAGTATATATCAATTGGCTTTTAAATCGCCTAGACAACCCTGTTACGATATTGCCTAAGATAACCAAAGTTGAGTTGGAAAATATAAAAGGATTTAAGGGTTTACGATTTAAAGAAACCACAACCGAAAAGGAAGCAAATACTACAGATGTCGCAAACGACATCAAAGTTAAAAGATTTAAGAATGTAGGAATTGAAACCGCACAATTATTATTTAAGTATTTATTTCAAGGAAAAGATAATCCTAGTTTAGATGAAATAATGAAAGAAAATTCTCTTACTGTTGATTTTTTTCTTAAATTTGCCCCAAAGAACAAAAAACAAAACAAAGAAATACAAATAGCACAAATTCTTAAAACGATAAATACAACAGATGGGGTTTATATAGAAACAAAGAAAGGAACAATCCCACTTGGCAATACAGAATATAAAATAGATATACAAGTAGAACTAACAGAGAGTAACTTTATCTCCGAGAATGAACTAGCACTTAAAATGATAAAGATACTCAATGATTTAGAAAATAATGACAATTAAATCAAATTTAATTATAGGAATATTACTCGGGACACTTCTTGGTATATATCTTCACTCTATAGATATAAAAAGTGTCATGGAAGCATTATATTCTATTTCAGGTATAATGTTTTCTATTAGCATGAGTTTAATTGTTACATTTAATACATCTGAAATAATCAATAAAAAAATAAGAAATCGTATTGTAAGCAGTTTAAAAGCTTCTAGAAATAAACATATATTTTTCTTTTTGCTTGTTTCTGTCTGTTATATTGCAAGTAGTTTTTTAGAAGTATTACACATTAACATGTGGAAAGAGATTAGTTTTAATTCTTATTTTTTATCACTGACATATTTAATACTTTCTATAATATATTATATTCAAAGCTTTATTTCAATACAGAAGTTTAGAGAAGATCTAGACAACCAAATAATAAAAGAAAAGAATAAAGCAGTAGATAATCTTTATAATATACAATAGTAAAAAAATATCACCCTCTATCCTCACCGATAGGGGGTTATTTATTATACAAAAACACCCCCAGCAACTAAATGCTAGGGGTTGAAAATTTAAGAATCAAATGCTACAAGTTTAACGAGCTGCAGCTTCTCGAATTAGCTTCTCAATTGCATCTGTCATTGTGATTTGCTCTTTATTTGCATAATCAACAAGCATCTGCTTTACATCGTCACGCATGCGAATTTGAACGGCTTTTTTATTGAGTGGTTTGCGTCCTGAACCAGCTCTAGCACCACCTCTTAATACCTCTTCTTTCATCCTTTTACCCTTTCTTTTTTATTCTTGTAAAATATCTGAATGGTTATTTATCAGCCATTCGGTTAAACCTTTCATTGCAGTTGCTAACTTCGTAGGCGTACCTCTGTGAAAATTTAAATCCTCTAACATCGTTGCTTTTTGGGTTTCGTTGAATTTGCCTTTTTCAAATTTAACGACAATCCCTGCTATCGTGTCGGTAGCTACATACCAATTTTCATGCTCTTTCGAGGCTTGTAATAAGTATCTTTCCATATTGTTTTTTAAAGTATAGGGGGCATTATTTTGTCCCCCTAATTAATTACATTACAGCAACTTTATAAAGAGTGTTCGTGTCGCTTTCATAATAGCAAACGTCTTCTTTGTTTAAAGCCTCCGAGTAAACGCTATTTGCACAATCAAGAGCTATAAATTGTTCGTCTGTAAGGCTTTCTATTCTTGCTTTAATTTCGTTTCTTTCCTTTAAAAACTCTGCTATTTCCTCTTCGCTTGCTTCATCTTCTTTCATCCATTGCAATGTTTCGTCAATGTCAACTTCTTGGAAATGCTCTGCGTCGCCTTTAAAAAATAGAGTATATTTATTAGTTTGCTTATATTGCTCTAATACATCAATTGCTTTGTAAACGCCTCCGCAATCATATTCAAAGTTTCCATTTCCTTTCTTTCTAATAATTACGATGTCTAGTTCGTTTTCCTCTGCTAACTTTTCAGCTTGAGCAAAGTTTTTAAAACCTGTAATTGCCTCGTCAAAGTTACCAACTTTTACTAATTCTAAATCGTTAGCTTTTGCAATATTTTTTAATTCTATTGTTGTCATAGTTGTATCTTTTTTATTGGGTTAATATTTTATTTATAAAGGGGTGGGTGAAAAATCCACCCCTTTTGTTTTTGATTAGTATTCTAAAGTCTTAAAAACGATCCCTATTTCGTGAGTTGTTCCGTCGAATTCATAATCAACGCTTTCTTTGTCGTAAATTGCAAATGGTTCTTCGCAACCTTCATAAGTTACTGAAAACTTATCTTCGCTTACTTCTTCGATATGTGCACCGTTGCAGAACTCTCCGTTAAGTGCTTTTGTGTAAAGATTAAAAGCGTTAAATGCTTTGCCTACCTTTTTGCCGTTTTTGAATTCTGCAACTTCGATAAATGTTTCATCATCTTTGAACTCTCTTGCAAGTTCTTCAATTTCTTGGAAGTTTTTGAAACCTGTAAGGATTGAAATTCCATTTCTTAACTCGTTTACTCTGTTTGCATTGAAATTGTTTTCTACAAATTCGTTGAATTTAATTGTTGTCATGATTCTTAAATTTTAATTGTTTGACTTGTTGTTTAAATTTTACATTGCAAAGATAGTGACTTTATTTGAAAACTACAAACATTTTTTCAAATAATTTTTCAAACAATGCTATTTTAACTAAGTTTTAACATTTCAACCCTCTAAAAGGTAGAAAAACGGCAGAATTTTCGCAAACTCCACCGATTAAAAAACTTTATTATTCTAATAAATTTTAGGCATTACAAATATAATAAGAATTTGATAAACGAGTACAAAGATAATACAAATAAATTACTCTATATACATTATTATATATATACAATAAATATATATAGCTGTTATTACTCTTTATTGGAAGTAATATATTAAATTTGCAATGTATCATTTTAACTTTATTATTTTAGTTTTAGCCGTATGTACGTAAAAAGAAGCATAAGATTTATTCTGCACAAAAGAACGCTAGTTGAAGCTACTGCTTTTGCTATTCGTATGCGTGTGACTATCAAAGGTCAAAAACCTTTGGATTTTCCACTTGATAAAAAAATATTTGAGGAGCATTGGGATGCAAAAAGAGAATGTGCCACTAGTAAAGCTAAAGATGCAAGCGAAATAAATAGCCTTATCGAGGAATACAAGGCAAGAATCAATGAAGTATTTGCACGCTATGAGCTAATAGAAAAGAAAATCCCAACACCTCAAGATGTAAAAGAGCTATTCAACCATTTTGTTGGTAAGGCGTCTATTTTTGATGTCCATGCAATCACTATTGAAGATGCTTTTACTGAATATATAGCGGTGGTAGGTGAAAAGAATAGCTGGACAGATTCATCATACAAGAAAAACGCTACAATAAAAAAGCACTTTGTATCAGCTGTAGGCAATATTACTTTTGGGCAAATTACAACTGAAAAGCTTCAACTATTCATAAATTATCTACTTGGAACTGGCTTAAGAAATACCACAGCGTTAAAAGATTATCAGTTTGTACGTTGGTTTTTGCGTTGGGCTAGAAATAAAGGCTATTATCACGGCAATGCAGATAACGAATTTAAGCCAAAGCTAAAAGGTACAGATGGAAATCAAAAAGAGATTTTATACCTAAGCCTTGACGAACTTAAGCAACTTCGTGAGTTTGAAGTTCCCAAAGATTTAACGCATCTTCAACATGTAAAAGATGTATTTCTCTTCTGCTGCTATACTTCTTTGCGCTATTCAGATGCAAAAGCGTTAAAGCGTTCAGATGTGTATAATAATAATATACACATTGTAACGCAAAAAACCACTGACGCTTTAGTAATTGAGCTAAACACTCACGCTCGTGAGATTTTAAAAAGATATGAAGATAATAGCTCTATGAATAAACCTGCTTTACCTGTAATCTCTAATCAGAAGTACAATAAATACTTAAAAGAACTTGGCAAACTTGCAGGCTTAAATTCACCTACAAGAGTTGTATATTATAAAGGGAATGAGCGTTTTGATGAGTATTATCCAAAATATGAGTTATTAACTACTCACTGCGCAAGAAGAACCTTTGTTGTTACAGCGTTGCAATTGGGAATACCTGTGGAAGTAATTATTAGATGGACGGGACACTCTGACTATGAAGCGATGAAACCTTATGTTGCAATTGTGGACGAGTTAAAGAGAAAAGAAATGAACAAGTTTGATTTGATTTAAAAAAATGACACGTACACGATTTTGTACACGATTTTTAGGTTATCTTTGTATATCATAAAATATCAAAATATCGTAAAACCCTTTATTTATCGCACTTTTGAGAGTGTGTAACATCTATAGATATATATGGAAATAGAGCCACCAGCTCCACAATCAATATTGATAATCAACAAGTTACAAAATCCGTACACGATTTTGCACACGAAAATTGACGAAAACAAGACACTTTTTGCAGTGTTTGTATCGTAAAATATCAAATTATATCGTTTTATTTTTGATGTGATATTGCGTGATATAAAAATGGGCGGATTAATTTCCACCCATTTATTTTTTATCTTATATTGTAGCTTAAACCCAAACCGACAAACGGCTCAATTTTTTTTGTTGTAAAGCCGTAACCCAAACCACCTATCACTCCTATATTAAAGCGTTTTATTTTGGTATGTGTTATCGTCCTTTCTATTTCTCGGTTTATTATAGTAGTAGGAGAGCGGATGTGGATGCTATCTAATTGGGCGTTATAGCCACTGACAAACGCTGTATAACTACTATCGCTATATATCTTTTGTTCTATTGGAATAATAGCTTTAGAGCTGTCAATATATACATCTTTAGTTAGATATATAGTATCTTTTCTTAGCGTTGTAGCTCTCACTAAAATAGGCTTGCTTATCCTTATAGTGTCAACGATTTTCAGCGTGTCTATTTTTACACGCTCAACGACTTTAGTTTTTACCTCCTCGCTCTTGTCGTTTTTCAACAACGCAAAGCAGTAAAAAGCAATAAGCAATAAAGCAATTAAACCTATTATATATAAGTACTTTTTCATAAGCGTTACTCAATTGTGATAGTTACTTTTTCTTTCTTTTTCTCGCACTCTAAAAGAACGGACATCAACCTCTCAAGCGTTGCACGGCTGTTGATAACTTTGCCCCTCTCTTTATTCTCACCAACGAGCAAACAGCCGTCCGTCGAGCTTGGAAAATTCCCGTGATGAATGCGAATATATTCGTATCCTTTCACGTTTAAGAGCAAAGGCAAAACCCTTTTAAACTTGGGCGAAAAGGTCAAAACTACATCGTATTTACCCGTTGGGATCGCCGTTACTCCTTTACGCTTTTTAGCAAGTATTTCATTAACTTGCATCGTGTCTTTTAGCCCTCTGTCTGTGTCCTCCAACGTGTCGCAAAAATAGTCCCCGTTGAGGCTCATTTGCCCTATTGTGTAGCCGTCCTTTCGTGCAATTCTCTTAACCCTAATTTCCATTGCTTACACCTCCTGTATTATTACCAAAAATAGGCTTTGTTATTTCCTCCTCAAAAGCTTTATTTGTAATTAAATAGTCATTTAAAAAAGGTATTTTATTTACCATTTTTAAGCTCACAATAAAGTATAAGAAGTTAACCAAATTCCACATTGGCGTCTTATCTATAAGCATTATTCGCAAGTTCTTAAGAATATTAATCGAGTAGAACCAAAGTGCAATAAAACAAAGCGTTTTAACGCAAAACAAAGCCTCCTCCCTGTTGTGCATAAAATGCCCAATAACAAATATAGATGAGGCAAGCAAAGAAAATACCAATATATGATAAAAAAACACCATTGCTTTTTTCATTGACCACTTGCCACCACTCCTGTAATCGGCAATTAACCCACATAAGAAGTTAATTACAAAGACTATTATCATTGCGTGAAAATAATCTTTTATCGGTGAAAGTAGCGAAAATATCGCACTAATCACCGCCACAAAAAACACCTTTATTTCATTCATAAAATCACCCTCCATATTTTTAGATAAGCCCCACAAGAACGCCTAAAGCATCAGCGAATAAATCTCCTTTGCTCATTTGTTCTCCTCGCTTCTTATCATAAAGTTCTTTTAAAACGCCTATCGAAAGCACCGCAAGAGCGGAGAGCAAGCGATAAAATAACTTATCGCCTGCAAACACGCTAAACACACGCATTAAAACTAAACTAAAAGTAAAATGCAATAGTTTATCTTGCGGTATTTTCTCGGCTAGCCAATCTGTTAACATAATAAGAGTGTATAGCTAATAAAATAGGTTATCATCGTCGCTACAACGCCTAGAAATACGCCTTTCCACTTAAACGGACGTTGTTCTAGCGTTTTGCTAGCCACCTCCGCAAGAGTAAAGATGCACGCTGCGCAAATTAAAGCGACTGCCCAACCGTTTTCCGCTGTGGCTTCACCTTTAGCCGTTAAGGCTGTTCCAACGCCTACCAATAGCGCAATAAATAGCACTAAAACATACTTGATTAATTCATTTACTTTCATTTTTCTTCCTTTCTTTTTTAAATTAAACTTATAATTATTCGTTATCTCCAATTGTTATCTCGGTTGCCAATGAGCCAACCTGCTCCGATAGCAGCTTTATCGTGTGCGGGCGTCAAATTGTTGTAACCTACTTTAACGCAAGAAGTCACCTCTCCTCCCATTATTTCATGTCTGAAACCACCTGAAAAGATGTATTGGCTTGTATTGTCATTAGCGTTTACAACTTCTACTACCTTGCCCTCCACCGATTGCAATTCGTAAGTGAATGGCTGTTGATTATTGAAGATTATCAAATCTACAGGGAAAGCAGCCGCATCTCCGTCAAAACCATATAAAGGTACTTCATAATATGTGACACCTTTCAAAGTTCTGCTAATAAAAGGAAATTTAACAAATCGCTTTTCTGTATCGCCTAAGCCATTTGTATAGAGTTCTGCATAATCTCCCTTAATTACCATTGTTGCTCTCTCTCGTGAGCCAAAGATACCACGACACCAAATTTCCGATGAGTAAAAGCGGTGTGTTCGTTTTAAGGCATTGTTATAGCCTTGATGATACATATCGCCTGCGAACCACATTTTACCGTCATTGCTAAAATGGATTGAGCCTACTTCTTTACCTACATCATTCACGCAAATAAGCTTTTTAAAACTACCTGTAACGCCTTTCACCTCACCGCTAAAAGTAGAGCTTTTGCCAATGGTGATATTTTCAGCGTAAACAGAGCCGTCATTGTGAACTCTAAAAGGTGCTTTAACGATATTATTTTCGTTTGCGCCTGCCCAAATTCTCACAGGATTTGCGCTATCGTTTTTGCCATTTAAGCCTGAATTTACTGCGCTGTTCTCGTCAGATGCCCCGACCAAACCCGATATAATTCCGTCTTTGAAATTTATACGTCCAGCAATTACATTATCGACTAAATCAAAGTAAGTTGAGCCGTCTGTACTAACGATTTTATCCGTTGTAATTCGTGAGGGCAAAACCTCCGTAAATCCGTATAGAGTTACAAAAGAGCGTTCCCCATTTTGTTCGCTATTCAAGACACCAACTAAAAAGTAGTAATGACTATTGCCCTCTAACTCCTTTGCACTCTCTGAAAGCAAGAAAACCGCCTTATCATCGGCTTTATTAGCCTTGATGTAGAGATAATAACGCTTATCGGCTTCGTTAAGGCTTGCAGACGCAAATCTCTCTACCTCCCAAAAGCGATAATCGCTATATTGGTGTTGAGGCTTGATGACTTTTATTCCAAGCGTCATATGTTGGATAAATCCACCCTCTGCAATGAATGTTTTGCTCGAGCTATCGTAAATAAAACGGTGCGACACTTGCATAAAAGGCGGTTTTTTTGCCGACACAAACCTAAATTGTAAAGATTCATCGCCTACAAGCATCGACATAGTTTGAATGGTTGCGGGACTAATAGAATCACCAAAGTTTGAAAGCATTGCTTTTGTAATCATTTCTGCGGTTTCTTTGGCATCTCTAAAGCGTCTTTTTGTGAATTGGATTGCCTCTTGATGCTTTGTTTCAACGCTAATTAAATCGCTTTCAAGAGCGTTTAAACGGGCTGAAACACTTGCAGAAATTGTCTTGTTTGACAACTCTATTTCAAGCTCATAAGGACTATTAAGCAACGTTTTTACACCTGTTATTCTCACGACTGCACCCTCTGCAATAACTTGTGGGTCAGAGAAATAGACAGAAGAACCTACCTTTAATTTATCTCCAATATTTACCCATTCTCGCTTTGCCCACACGGGGTCAATTTCTCCTTTAAATGTAAACTTTGCGTCTTCGTTATCGTACATATAGCGAATAGCAGTTCTTAACATCTCCCATTCAGCTCCGCTCTTTGTCTTGGCGTCGTTGATGTAACTTTTGGGCAATAAGCAATGAAAAATTGCGTATTTATCACCCACTTTAGGCGCAAAAACATTATTAGGCATTGCTATTCCGTCAATCTCTTGCGGTACAATTTCAAAGCGTCTAGCTTTCTTTTGCCCAACTTTATTGTGGATGTATTTTACCTCAAACTCTCTACCTGCAAGCATTCCCGATTGAAAGATAATAGTCATCGTTTCACCAGCTATAAGGCACTTTGAAAAGTCTAAATCTTGAGGTATCGTGTTATCGACAATATCAAACCATTTGTTATTTACGCTTTCAACGATAGAGCAAACACCAACCCTTGAGGGATAAATGCTAGTTGCATCGAAACTATCCTCTGCTAGGCTTTCATTTTGCTTGTCTGCTCTTGTAATTGACAACCCTTGCTCATCGGTTTTGTAAACCCTCTCAACTATACGATTAAAGCCTTGTTCGTCCTCAAATTTAACACCGTCAAAAGCCAACGTTACACCCTTTGGAAGATGCAAAGTTGCGCTACCATATTTGCCCTTGTCGATGTTACGCTCTCCTCCTTGTACAAATAGCACTTCAACAGGTGCTTTATCGCTTGCATTTTGGCGCAAAACACCACTGCGCAAGCCATTGTTATAGCCGTAAGAGAGTGGCAAAGGATTTTCCTTATTATACTCAACTTTTTTAAGTGAAACACGCTTGTTTTTTATCTCAAACTCCGTGTTAAACTCTGTCGCCATTTGCGTAAGTGCATCAAAGCAATAAGCGTGATCATAGTTGATTAGCTTTTCTTCACGCTCTATACATTCGCCAAGCGTCCAACCTTGCTCTCGCTTGTTTAAATTATCTACTAATAGTTGCAAATGCTCCTTTGGTTTGGCTGTCAAAGGAAATTTTAATCTACCGTCTATAAGGTTTCTAAACTTCCACATTTTAGCCTTGCCAGCTTCGCTTTGCAATGTAAGTGTATATTCGTATCTACGTGAATGCACTATATTTACATTTTCAGCTTTTAGCAAGGTGTATTTTGCATTATTAAAAACGCAATAACAACCTATCGGCAATTCAACGTGTTTGGCAAGATTGAACTTAATTGAAAGTTCGTCTTCGCCCATAATTGTGCAGTAGTGATAACTAGTATCATCTACTTGCACATTTATTATTTCTCTGTCGTTTTTGTCGTAAAAAATCATACGCAAACAGAATTAAAATTTTACAAACTAAAATCCTCCATTGCAGGACCACTATATTTCTTGCTTTCAGAGATTACATAGCCTAACTCTTGGATTTTATCCCAACCTTCAGGCGAAAGAATTACGTTTGTATCGAACTCAATTTTACCTCTTAAATCCTTTCCACCAAGTCCAAGACTTGGAAGCAAATCCCAATACTTAAAGGTGCCATTTCTAAACCCGTAATAATGCCAAGAATTTTCATACTCTCCTTGCTCAAAAGGTGTCTTTTCATCTTTACAAATAGTAACTATTAGCTTCTTTAGACTTGTGCCAAATTGCTCACCAATAGTTTTTGCTTCTGCAAAAAGCTCTCTAAGCTCATTGTTAGGATATGCTCCAACACCTATTTTCACCTCGAGTGTCTCTCCATTCGTATACCTAAAAATATCACTAAAACGACTTGGAGAGCCTTTGAATGAAAGCGTTAAATGCTTTATATTTGCGTAATCAAACATTCTTGCAAAGTTTTGACCATACAAAACAACTTCTAAGTTATCTGCCGTAAGTCTTTTAAACAAGCCCTCACGACTATATTTTGGATTAAGAGATAAATACTTGCGGTATTCGATAAGTGCTTCTTTTTCTCCCTCCTCAAATGGAGAGTTGAAAATATTTTCGTTGCTTTCGTACTTTTTCTCGACAATCATTCCCTTTAATACTTGCTCTGTTAGCCCTGTGTTTTCAACACCGCTAAGTAGAGTTTGAAAAGCGTTTGAACCCTCGTTGTTTGCTTGTTCTGCGACGTAAACTGCGCTTTCGTCGAACTCTCCCTCTATTAACTCTACATCGGTATAGCCTTTGTCTGCAAAATGAGAGAGAATATCGTGCGACATACCTGCAATATTCTTGAAACGCAACACAGGGTTAATCTCGGGGTCAGTAGACGAATGTCTGTGCCAACCTCTATTATTTGGTAAGGCGTGCAAAATCTCAAGTGCTGTGGGTAAAGGAAGCACTGTGCCGTCAAATACAACTTCACGAACAAAATCAAACGCTTCAAAATTCTTTAGTGTTTGCAACACGCTACCACCATATAAAACCAAACGTTTAATATCTGAATTTTGGAACATTCTTAAACCTCTGTCTGCTATAACTTCTGTACTAATGCAATCTAATCTAATTTCGTTAAATTCACAATCGTCTATTAGAATGCTTTTAACGTTAGACCCTGTTGAAAACTCAAGTGGTGCTTCTCCTGCCTTTTGTATATACTTTGTAAGAGCCAAATAAGGATGCTCCGCTGTCGCCCTTTTAAAGAAGTCTAAATAGTTCTTTCTATCCTCATCAGGAGCAGAGTTAATAACTGATGTAGGGATATTTTGGAACGCTCTTAAAGCGTACATTCCACCCTTAAAGAGAGAGATATTTCCCTCATCAATCATTTGCCCCTCGTTGTTCTCATCTTTTAAACAACGCTTTGCAATATCAAGAATAGATTGCTCTAATTCGCTTAAAGGCTTTTCAACCTCTTTTATTACCTCTTTCTCGACCTCCCTAATTACCTCTTTTTCCACAATTTGTGGAGCGGGCATTTCAAGCGAAATAGCATTGCCGTTATCGTTTACAAGATAGACATTACTTGCTACATTGAAAGCTTCTTGACGTATTCCATCTGTGTTATAGTCTTTGTCGACGTGATAGAAAACAACCTCAATTTGTAGCTCACCAGTCGATAAATTATGGTTATCGAAAAATAGAGTTAAAGTTCCGTCTTCCTCGACCTTACAATGATTAAAATTACCTCCTTTTCTACCAGCAGTATAGGTTGTAAATCCGTCTTCGACAGACGCTTTAATGTCGAAGTCGCAATCATACCATTTGATAAAATTGCCGTCTTTTATCAGCTTTAAAGATAGTGGGAAATCACTCTTTTTGTTTATACGGATTTGTCCCTCTTGGGTTCTTCCGCAACGTCCTATCAAAATTTCAGACATAGTTGTTATTTTTTTTATGTTATGGTGCAATATTGCCAATTACAGTTATAGTTAAATTAAACTCAAGCCAAATCTTATCTGTGGGGTAAAATAAAGCTATTTCACAACTTTTGTACACGAACATATACGATTGCAAATTATCCTTTCCTAGTGTCCTATATCCTTGCCTTGTAAGCAACGAAAATAGGGCTTGCCAATTATTCCACAAGTCCTCTAAATTCTCGGCTCTCATCAAGCATTTTAAAGTAGCATCTTTAGCCGTTGGCGTTAAATAGCCTTGCTTCTCATCATATACTAAAGCATTGCTATATTTTGAGGTGTGCAAAATGTTTTGTTTTACCTCCACGATATTACGCAAACTCTCGTCTGTTCCTTGTAAAACTGCCACATCGAAATCTCTTAAATTCACTCCGTCAACTGAATAACCTGTATCAGGTAGTAAAGCAGATGACACGGGGTAAGAGATATTTCTTGTCATTTCCTCCGCTGTAAAATCGTCTGCAAACGCTATTGTAGTGAAATAAAAGCCATTCACCAAGCTAACTGCGGTTTGCCTTATTAGGCGCAACTTAAACACCCTTTTCAGTAACTTATCCTCGAACGTGTGATAAACGTTCCTTGTTAAATCTGTTACAAACTCTTCAAGGTTGCTGTCGCTACTTGCATAAAAGGTTAAAGACACTTCTTTTGGCTCGAATAAAGGCTCGCTTAAATCTGCGTCGATACCCTCTTGCTCAAACCAATCATTGTATAAATATGCTTTTCTAGTGGGGTATTTGATTAAATCATTAACCCCACCTTGCGCAAGCAAAACACCATAGCGCAAAAAAGCATCATTTCCATTTATATAAAGTCTATTTTCAAACATAGTTTTTATACCATTTTTACACCCTTTATCGCAATATCGTTTAGGCTGTTTTTAATTTGGTTTGAGTTGCTTTCAATCTTTACCAAGCGTTCACGCATTCCGTCTGTTTCACTTTCAATGTGCATAACAGCTTTTAAAAGTGCTGTTGTATTGCCCACAAGTATTTTTGTATTCTCGCTAATCGAGTAGGTGTGTCCTTGTACGGCTGTCATACGTCCGTTTAACTCGTTAACGCTATCTTGTGAAGCGGTTGCGATACCTTTGTTTGCTCCTGTTCTTGTCGCATCGTCAGAGAACAAATTAAAGCCTTTTTTCGCTGCCATTTCTTGGTAACGTTGCATTAAAGCGTTATAATTTCCCTGTTGCGACAAAATGCCTGTTGTCATCGTGTCTAGAATATTTACATACTCCTTGAACTTGCTTTCCTCGTTTAGCGTTAAGTCTTTCATAACGTCTTGCATTCGTGTATTTGCTTGTTCGATAACCCCACTAAACATAGTTGAGAAGATCATCTGCTTGCCAAAGCTCTCGAGCATTTTTTGAACGCTTTTATTGAAATCCTCCGCTGCCGATGTGCCGTTTTTAAAGGCGTTGACTAAAGCGTCAGACATCGAGTTTCCCAAATCTCCGAAGATACCTGTAAGGTATTCTTTAACTTGCTTTGATGCCTCCTCTGCTTTGTTGTACAAATCAACAATATATTGCAATGTTTCTTTGCCTCCGTCTTGGAACTCCCTTGTATTAATAATGCTTTCTGCAAGTGTCTTGTTAAACTTTCCTGACGCATCTATCAACTCGGGGTAAGCGTCTAAAAGACTTCCGTAAATATCTCTTCCTTTTCTAAATATACCACCTTTTTGGTGTCCTGTTTTTATGCCAATATCGGCAAGTCCCGCAAATGTTTTCTTAAGGTCATTTCCAAAGCCTTTGAGTTTTTTGTTCACCTCCAGATCTTGAGCAAAACGCATCAAGCCTAGCGGGTCTTTTGGTATGTGTAGACGGCTAAACTTGCGTTGTTGCTCAATTGTTCCCTCGATTGCGCTAGCATAGTCAGAATAAGCACCTCTCATCGTTGACACAGAATTAATTGCTTTCTTGTAATCGAGGTTTCCAAAGATTGTATTTGCCCTCTCAAACTCTAGGTTTTGAGCGTGCAAAGCAAGATTATAACTGCGTTGCTGTGCAATGGTTTCTTGACGTATCTTCTTTAGTGCTTCTGCGTGTTCCTTGCCAGCTTGGAAAGCCTTTGTAATCCAACCGATAGTTTCGCTTGCAATAGCTTGAACACCTCCGAAAATACCACCTTGCGCAAAGCCTTGAGCGATATTGCTTGCGCTGTTCATTGCATCTGTCACGCCACGCATCATATCTGCTAAATTCTCATTTCCAGCAGCCTCGAACAAATCGCCTAATTTATTTGCCATTCCTCCGATTAATTCTGCCGATGCAGCGGCTGAACGTCCAACTTTTTTGAGCCTTTCTTCCAATCCTTTATCCTTGTCATCCTTAGAGAATAACTCTTTTACATCGCTTGCTAATTGCTTAAAAGGATTGCTTTTTAAGGCTTCTTTCTTTAAGCCGTTGAGCTGTTTTGTTAGCTCCTGCAACTTCTCGGGGCTTGCTTTAAGCGTCTTTAGCTGTTCAGCTGTAAACCCAAATTTAGGCGTTATGTCTTCCGATGATGTGTTTTTTAAATAGCTTAAAAGCTCACTAGTTTTAGCGATTATTCGCTCTATTTCTTTAGTGCTTTTTTCTCCTGCATCCTCGAATAACTCTACAAATAAACTAGATGTTTCTTTGAGCTTTGATACCTCCTCATCGTTTACTCGCTTTAACGCTTCCTTGCGCTTTGTCTCAAGTGCTGAAATAGCTTGCTCTTTAGTTGCAATATCAACAGGCAAAGCGTCTAATTCCTTACGTTTTTTGTCGTATTCCTCATTAATTCGAGTGCGTTGCACTTGATAAGTTTCAAACTCCTTGAGTAGCTTATCTTGCAAATCCTTTTCTGCTTTTTCTTTACTCTCAATTGCAACTTTTTCATATTCTTTTAATATGTTTTGTTGCTCCGTTGAAAGGCTCTTTGTATCTAAATTTAGAGTTAAGCGGTATTTCTCTTCCTGCTCCTTAGTTGCTTTAGGGTTTTTGTTCTTCCACGCTCTTAGCTTGTCTTCTTCAAGTGCCGAAAGCATTTCTTTACGCTTCTTCTCGATAGATAAAATAAGCCTATCATAATTAAGCTCTATTTGCTTCTTTTCTTTCTCGAAGCCGTCCTTTTCGAGGTCGATATTCTTTTGTCTTAACTCTAATTTGTCTTCCTTTTCTTGCTCCGCTACACGCTTTAAATATTCCCTTGAAAGCTTTGCTCTTTCCGCCATTTCATCGGCTAATTTTTGTGCTTCGCTTTTACCGCTTTTAGTCTTTTTATCAGCGTTTTTATCGTATTTCTTTACGCCTATTTTCTTAAATTGCTCTTCCGCTTCTGCGGTAGCACTTGCAGCAACTTTTACGATGCTTTGCATCTCCTTTTTTTTCTTGTCTTCCTCTGCTTTCTTTGCTTTGGCTGCTCTTTGTTGCTCTGCAAGAACCTTTTGTATATATCCTGAATCTTTGGGTTTATTGCTTTCCTTTAAGAATACATTTCCAAACTTGTCTACATCTTGCTCTAGCTCATATTCAGGTCTAATATTTTTAACCTTTAACGGCTTTAATTGTATTTGTATCAACTCTTTTTGCTTCTCTTTTAGCATATCAAAAGCCGCTGCCGCCTTTGCTTGTGCCATAAGTGCTGAAACAACGCTAGATGAGTTTTGTATAAGATACTTATTAGCATCGTTCACACTATTTATCGCAACGCCTAAAGCGTGGAAAGCATCTTTATTATCTTTTATATACTTCTTTTGTGCTTTAAAATTATTTCCAAGTGCTGTATATTCTCGCTTTAACTTGTTATAAATGGTTATTTGTTCAGAGACTTTATCGGCAATTGCTTTATTAAATTCTTCTTGCTTTTTTACTGCTGCATTAAATGCATCGTTAGCGGCTTTTTTTGCTGCATTAGCTTTCGCTGCTAAAGTGCCTACAACTGCTACAACTGCTGCTATTGCAGCGGCTATCCAACCCCATACAGGTATCGCACGAATAGCAGCTCCAACGGCTCTAAAAGCACCCGCAAGAGTGAAATTTGCAACCGTGCCAGCACTAGCAGCAGCAGCGTTTGTAGCCTTGCTTGCGGTGTCAAGATTTTGCATTGCAATAACCTCTTTTGAACCATTGCTAGACGCTTGTTTTGCTGTTGCATTGCGTGCTTCTGCTGCTGTGTTTATTTCCTTTGCAGCTGTGTTTTTAATCGTTTCTGCTGTTTCTGTTGCTTGCAAGACATTTCCCTCTGCAACGATCTTGTTATACCAGCGTTTAAGCCCATTGATAGTAACTAATCGAAACTCACTATCTTTATTTAATGCTTGTTGAACTTGTTGCAAGCCCATCGTAATAGACATAAGGCTTTGAACTTTTAGCATTACTTTTTGTAGGTTTTCATTTTCACCTACAAATAAAGACATTGCGCCTTGAGCTGCTGTAAAAGCACCTGTAAGACCGCCTATACCTTTGATAACACCTGCTATTTGCGCTTCGTCATTGGCAAAAACGCTACCTTGCTTGGCGATGTCACCTCTAATATCCATAAGGCGTCCAAGCTCTTGTGTCATTTTCACATATTCAGCAGATTTCTCATCACCTCCATTGGCAATAAATTCCGCCATTTGCATTGATAACGCTTTGATTTGAGTTCTTAAAGATTGAGTTTTCTCGCTTGCCTTTTGGGTTGCCTCAGCTTCCTTTTGCAACTTTTGTTCAACCTTTAGCAAATCGTCAGCTAAAACGGCTGCTTGTTCGTTTACCTTTTGGCGCAAATTTATATTTTCACGAATAGCAATTGTTTCGTTTTTAATTGCGTTATATTCGTCTTTTGTACCTGTTTTTGCAACAACATTTTTTTTAGCCGACAACCTCTCGTATTCACTTGACAACTCCCTTATAGCTGCTTTATTAGTATCTGTCACTCTGTCTATTTCATCAAAAGCAGCTGCAACCGCACTCAAAGTGGTTGGGGCGTTGGTTGCAATATCAATGTTTACAACGGGGACATTTGAGAGTAATTCTTTTATCCTATTACCCTCTTGTGATGCTTGCTTATCTATATTAGATAGTATATTGCTTGCTTTTTCAGCATCAGATTGCAAGCGTGAAGTATCAATTCTCGCTGAAAAATATAAACCTTTCTCATTTGATTCCATATATATACTATCCTTTCTGTTTTTTTAGTCTGTTATTGAATTAAAGAATTCATCTATCTTTTTAGAATTGTTCTTATCATCACCATTAATTACTTCTTCATTTTTCTTGTCTTTCTCGTTATCGTATGTAGGCAAAACTGCGCTGTACATAGTGAGATTTACGTAAGACATATCATAAAGCACTGTTTCAAATGGTAGGTGATAAACCTTTGCTGTGCCTGCTACGATTGCCCAAATGCTGTTATTTAATCCATTTTCGTTGGGCGAAGCAGATTTATCTCTGTTAGGAAAATGGAAAGCCCGAAAAAATCGCCTAACTGCAAATTACCTATTAGTGTTGCAGTGATGTTGTAAAGCTCACTAGGTGAGAAGTTCTCTAAAAGCTCTTTTGCTAGCTCTGTTTTTTTATCCACCTCGATAGTTTCTGTTACTACCTTTGTGGTCGTTTGAATTGTTTTTAAAGGACGTTTAAACAAACCAAATAGGTATGATTTGTAAACGATTTTTTCCTCTTCAACCTCTATTTCTTTTTGGAATGTGCGTTTTTCAGTAAGGTTTTTTGCACCTAAAATAAGGATTGCTAAGGCTTCTCCAAAAGGTTCGCAATGCTTAGCAAAAGACAAAGATTCTTTTACCACCTCTGCTTTGTCTAGCGTTATATTTGGTAGTGTAGAAATACACTGTGAAACCTTGATGAGCGTTGCAACGCTAGGTGAAGCAACCTTGTAAGTTTTAGTGCCTACTAATATATTCTGTGGCACTTGCAAAATGGCATCGCCTGCCTTTTGCTCAATAGTTTTATCGTTTATCATGATATTATGTGTGTGTTTTTATAATAGCAAGCTAGTTTTTATGCTAGCCTGCTATTTCTTTCATTAAGGGATTTGAGTTACCTCCACAACCGAAGCCAAGCCGTCAGCGGTGATAGTCACCTTACCCACACGAGCTTTGCCTGTGGTATTTGCAGACACCTTGATGGTTGCTACTTTTGCACTTGCAGTAGCTGTAATCCAATCGCTATTAGGGGTGCTAACTGCGATATTACCTCTAGATGTTGCAGTGATTGTTTTACCTGTGTTATCAGCTGCAGAAGTGAAGTAAAGCTTATCGCCTGAAAGCGTTAGCGCATTCTTTTGATAAGGCTTGATAATCTTACCTGTAGCAGGTTTCAAAGCCTTTGCCACATAGTGAAGTAAAATACCCTCTGCAGAAGAGTAAGTTTGTTCACAGCGCAATGTTGCACGCTCGATAAGGAAGCCCTTACCTCCCTCATCTTCGGGGGTTAAGCGGAACGCAAACTCGCCAGCGATAACGCCATCTTCGTCTTCCACAAATGGCTCTTCACCTTTCTTTACGAAATGGTCAAACTCGAATGTGAAAGCAGATTTGCCAACTCGTGAATCAACAACTTCTCCACCCTCTTCTGTAGCGGTTTTTTCCTCGCCTGGAGTTTGTGAGAGCTTAGTTGTATCTTCCTTTGGGGTTGCTGTCTTTTTCCAGCTACCATCAGGATTTCCACCTACAGATGGACAAAATTCAATTGTGGGTTTTCCCCATGATAAAATTGCCATAGTTTATTCTTTTTTTTAGTGATTAATATTATTCATTTCCGAAGTAGTCATAACCTAGTTTTATCACGATAAAGTGTTGATTGGTATTATCTTCTTTAAAGCTAGTTATTGTGTTTGAAAGCTTGAATTTGTAGTTTGAAACGCCAGCTGTGAGTGAACTAACCCACTCTTTAGCAAGTGCTTCTATTACTGCTCCTCGCTTTTCGTTTTCGATGAAATTTCCACTACTATATGGGTCGTGATCATTGTAGAAAATATTGATGGTGATAACGCCTTTTTCGACTTGGTCAGGAACGCCTGTTGTGAAAATAATCAAGACATCTTCAAGCATGCTATCTTTTGGTCTGTTTTCACGACTGAAAAAGATATTACCTGATAGGTTTTGTTGAAGCCTACTACCTAAAAGTAGTCTGCGGACATCTTGAAGTATTTCTTTGCTTGTTTTAGCCATTTTTGAATTGTTCTTGTAGTTGTTTTTCAAGTTCTATCTCTGCGCTATCTAGCACATCTAGTCCTTTTGCAGAAACATATACTGCGTAATGCATACCTGCTACGACTATTAAGGTTATTCCTTTGCTCGTTTTGGCTAAAGCTTGCGCCAAAGCTTCACCGCTCTTGGCTCCATCATAACCATCTTTTACAACATCAAATTTGCCCCGTTTAACAATCTCACCATCAATAGATATGATGTAACCAATACTACTTCTTAAGTTGTTTGTTTGGTTTAAATATCTTCCCGATAAACGAGCTGTATTTACCACATGTTCACCGATATAAGATAGCTTATAAATAGTCTCATTGATTAATTCTTCAACGCTACTCTTTAGGTACTTATCTATCTCTTCTTGTGATGTTATTTGCTTCATTATTAGACGGTTATTTGGATTTCATCGACTGCCGTTAGTGGCTTAATTTGGATAATTGAGAATTCACCAAGAGAATTGCCAAACGCATCAAATAAACTTATCTGCTCGCCTTTGAAATTACGCATCTCGATAAGTATAGTATAGTGTTTTTCAGTGTAAGGCATGTTATCTGACTTCGCTAGGTTGTTGTAAGATGCTATTTCATACTGACATGGTATTGGTTTGCTCCATGTCGCCTTTTCGCAACTCTCAACAAAGCCTGTGTCTCGGTCAATATAACATTGCGCTTTGCTTTTAACTATTATAGTGCCATTCTCAATAATCATAAGGTGTCTCCCTTGTATCCAAATTTAGTTTTAACAGCTCCCGAAGTTTCTCCGAAGTCGCTGTATATCGCTTTTGCTAGGTTTCTAAACGATGTACGTTGGTCTTCAGAGAAAGAATAAGACTGCCCACCTTGTGATACGTCAGGAGCAAAGGAGAGCCACATATAAAGGTCAGCTTTCGCCAAGAGAAAACCCTTTGAAACTGCGATGTCACTTGTTAAGTCAGCATCTAAGTTTAGGATTCTTTTTATAGCAATCTCCCCTATTGTCCTTTGTGGTATTGGGTAGGCATTTATTCCTTTTAAAACTTCGAGAATTGTAATCATGATAAAACTTTAATTATTAAGGTTAAATGAGCTTCTTACCACTTCTTTTTGTCGGTTCTCACATACACGTTGCGGTATGCTGAATCGAGTACAGGAACAGCGTCACATTGACCGATAGTTACCTCGCTAGTTGGCTCAATAGTACCATACTTTTTGACAACAGTATGAGCACGTTCAGCACGCAAAATGAGGTCACTATTTTCTCTCAACACGTCATATTGAGTTGTTCCTAAACGTTCAGTTTCAGACAACACCATACGGCTATCAGCGAATGGGTTTGCGCTAGTGGTTGTACCATCTGCAAACTCACGTGAGATAGTTTGGTCAATTACACGCAACTGTAAGCCATTCAACCATGCTTGTCTTGCAAGCATTTGGTTTACTGCTGCTAAGTCAGGTGTTTGAGCCATGCCAACTGCATTTTGGATGTAAGATGCACACGCCTTGATGATCTGCTCGCTTGAACAAATCTTGTACAACTCATCCAAGTTGATGAATGCAAACTTAGGATTGAGATTTCTAGCCTTTGCTTGCTTCACAATTTTAACTAAGTCACCGATAATATCAGCACTTGAATCGTTACCCCAATCAGTAGATGTTGAAACCTTGTTTTCAGCATCCACATCATAGTCTAGTGAGAATTCATTAGCAAATGTAGCGTTGTTGGTAGTTGTGAAGTCCAATTTACCAGCGTTAGAAACCAACGCAAGAGCAATGTATTCAAGCTCTGACTGCACACCATTGAAGCAAAAATCAACGTCTTCACCCCAATATTGTACAAGCTTCACTGCATCAGCTTCACCTGCAAGTGCAAGAGCGGTTTGATAATCTTTGATTTCTGAACGTGTCATTTCACGTGAAATTGAAATGAAAGGAATATCACCCTTTGCACTCTCAAAGATTGGTCTACGCTTACGAATGGTTGTTCCATTGTCTGTGTGCAAATCAGCTGCTACGTTCTTAGCTGCTAATTGATTTGACAGAGTTTTCCAAGTGAAACCTGTCACCTTTTTTACAGGGAAATGTTTGCCAAAATAGAACTGCGAAGCATCAGCTGAATTCAAGCGTGCTTGCACCATTTTATCATTCAATCCCTCGATTAATGTTTGTCTAATCATATTTTAAATTCCTCCTCCTTAGTAGTTGATTACACCCTTAAGTGCTTGTTCAATTTCAGTTGGTAAGTCATTACCTTTGGTTACTGCAATTAACCAAGCATCAGTATCTAAATTGTCACCTGCAACAACGGGTTTGGTTGTGCCGTTGATTGCAAAAGGAGCATACTTCAATGCCGATTTGGTATCTGCAGATTCTTTCTCTGCTAAGAACACAAAAGCACCTTTCTTAAGCTCACCTAACGCTGCTTTGATAGTCAAAGTATCAACGCTCTTGTCGCTAGTATCAATTGCAGTGATAGTTGTTGCTTTGTTGCCAAGTTTAGCGCAAAGAATATCACCTACTACAAAGTGATGTCCTTTTTCTACCTTGATTGCAACACCGCTAGCCGCTACATCTTCATTGATTTTTGCAACTTTCACAACGTGGCAAATGCCCTCAATTGGAGCTGAAAGAACAGTTCCCTCAAGCAGATATTTTCCGCCAAGTTCTTTTGTTTGCACAGAAACGCCACCTCTTACATCGGCAACTTTGTGCATGATGACGCTTGGAAATCTTGTCTCTTTGCGTCTTTGTACTGTCATACTCATTTTCGTTTGGTTTTAAATGTTAATTAAAAAGGTTGTTCACCATCTTTTAGAGAAGTGTTTCTTGCTGCAATAGCTTCTTGTTCCTCCTTAGATAGTTCTTGAGAGTTATCTCCGCCTTGATGTGCTGCAGGACGTCCAAAAACAGCACCTTTAGACTTCACAGACGATGCGATTTCGTCTACCTCTGCTGTGATTTCTCCAATAAGATTGGTAAACTCTTCGTCAGAAAGCTTATCAACCGACATACGCTCGTATGGTTTTCTAAGGTTTTCAGGCAATTTTTTGAGCACTGCAGATAGTTTTTGCTTTCTTTCTGCGGTAATTCTTTCGCCATCCATTCTACCTAAGCGTTCAGAGAGTGTTTTATTCTCTGCTACAAGCTGTTTTGCCCATTCAGGCATAGTTTCCTCTTGTGGTTTTGTCTTAGGTTCTTGTAGCTTTTCACCATCCTTTAAACCATACTTTTCCTCATAGTTGCGTACAGCAGATTGTTGAGCTTCTGTTGCTCTGCTATCGCCATAACCCTCGATGATTTGCTGAATTGTTACCCCCGAAACTGCGGTTGCAACATCTTCTTCTTTGGTTGTAGTCTTGGCTAGTTTGTCTGCAATCCTACTTAAAATGTTCTCGTTGACCCCCTCAAACTTGGCTTTCAACGCTGCTAAAAGTTCTTTTTTCATTTTTCTTGTTTTTTTGTTCTATAGAATACCCAAAATTAGATATTAAAGGAATTGTGTTTTTTCTAAGCTCTGAATTTTGTTATTTTTAACAATTTAGGGACAAATTATGCTCCGTCAGAGCAAATAAATCCCTCTTTTAAGTGAATTATTTACAGAAAAGCACTATATTTGCAACAAAGACTTTACACTATGTGTAAGTTGCATTTTTATTCACTAATAATTAAGATTAAAAACCGATGAAAGTAAACCTACTAGCAACCCTATCACTTATTGGCTTGATGTTTGCAATTACAAGTTGCACACAAAACCCACAAAAACAGGCTGAAAACCTCGTTAAAAAGCAACTTGAAACATCATTGCATGATATGAATAGCTATGAGAGTGTAGAGTTTGGCACTTTGGATTCTGCTTTTTCCAAAGTTGAAGACCTCGAAGAGTACAAGGAAGTGGTGTTTTGGGAAGAAAAATACAGTAGGAAATGCACATCGGCTCTCAATAATGCAGAAACCTATGAGGAGCTAGGTTTATACGATACACAAAGTAGTTATATACAAGAAGCAGAAACTCTTTTGGATAGTTTGAAGAAGTATGAAAAAAGACACCAAGAGCTAGATTCACTTTTTGTCCCTAAGTTTATAGGTTGGAAACTTGAACATACATTTAGAGCAAACAACCCTGAGGGTCACAAAGTTATAAGCCATCGTGTATATTACTTCGACAAGGATTTAACTAAGATAGTTAGAGATGAAGATAATAGCAAGAGAGACGATGAAGAGTAGATAAATAACAAGGATAAAATTAATAAATATGCTATACAGTCAATTATTACCACTTTGCTATTTTTTTAAAGGTGAAGCGATGTGCCCGCTAGAATATGATGGAAAAAACGAGGGGGAACTATGGTTTGCCGAAAAAATGATCTGCGAAGACCTTTCCGACCTTGTTGATGATGAAAATCCTCGTGTTAGCTTTGCAAAAGCTATAGCGGCTTACGTGGGCAAATGGGACCCTTATTTTTTGTATGAAGTGATGGAAACCTACTTTGAAAAGTGTCCTGACGTACGCTCACAGTTGGCCTAAGTCTCCGCTCTCTGTTATAAAGTAAATTTTTACACCTATCTTCTTCCATTTTAAAGCTGTAGAATACTCTTTTGTATATCTGGGATTTGTCAAATCATAAGGAAAAGCTAATGAATCTACACAGTCAACGGTTAAATCTCCGTGAAATTGTAGCTCAAGATAGCTATAGATGTGGTCCTCCTTAAAAATTGAAAGGTCTATAATGTTCTCATTTTTAGTCGTTGGTGTTTTGTAGGAATCATCGAACGAGCAAGATTTAGGGTCAGAACACAAGGATGGTTGCCACCTTTTACATAAGCTATCTCCTGCAGTCCATGTCGCAAGAACTTTATCTTTTTTAAATCGCACTTCAACATTTCCATACATCCTTGCCGTATTATGTCGTAACGATTCTATGACATTATGGTCAAGAAGATTTCCATATTTCTCGTATTGTTTACGCTCTAATTGTTTGTTTTTCAAATCTTTTGATATCCCAAACAATTTATGTGCAGCTATTAATCTTTCGTGGTCAGTTTCAATTTTTCCCTCTGTTTTCAATGATCCAACATAGCCATTTCCTCCACCGACCTCAAAAGTATTCTTAAACCACGAAGTTAAAACTTTTTCAATAATTTCTTCTTTAATATTCATACCCAAATCATGCTTATCAAAAACTTTCCTCATAAGTTCCTCAATGTCTTCTTTGTATTTTTTTGCTTTCATTCCATAGCTTGAAGTTTTTTCATAAGCTTTGATTGCCTTATCTAGATTGGGTAGAGTTTTAGGTAAATCCTTACCTAAGCGCAAAGACATCTCCTTTAACGTTTCACGCCTCAAAGGTACAGAAGCACCTATTTTAGCTTCTTTTACAGCTCCTTTTCTTCTATATTCAAGTTCTTTCTGTTTCTTTATGAGGGCATCAGCTTTTTCTCGAGCTACCTTTAAATCATAATTTGGTGCTGAAAGGATAGAGCGCATCTCGATTGCAAGTGTCTTAAATACACTTGAGCGTGACGTGTCTGCCATCCTTAAAGCTTTAATTACAGATTCTTTTATCTCTCTTTCCTCAAGAATTCTTTCTACACGCTTAATTTCTTTTTGATATGAAGCCTTTGCAACTGCCCATGTGGGGTATTTTTTGTGTTTTTCAACCCACTGTATTTCAAAATCTAATTTTACCTTTCTAACCTCTAGGTCTGTAGGCATAGATTTTAAAGTTTTAACTACCCCGCTAAATGTTTGCTTAAGTTCATCAATAGCAAATTTCTTATGCCACTCGTGAACATCTGGAATAATTGTAGAAAGATCTTCTTCTTGCTTCTTCATGTCAGAAACAGCCTTTGCAACTTCTCTTGTAAGGGTTGATATTTTCTTTATATCTCCACTTCCTATTACTGCTTCTAATTTAGAATAATCTACCTCACTATAATCCTTAGCAACATTAAGAACATTGCTAGCTGCTACTCTTATAAGTTGATTTTTCTTTCTCTCGTCCCATCTTCTTTGAATGTCTGCTATCTGCTCTTTTGTGCGTGCATCTTGCCTTATCTTAGCTTTTTCAAGAGTTGTGAGTGGCTTTTGACCTATAAACTCACCATCTTTGAAGTTATCTTTGATGAAGTAAGGCAATGACTTAGCATTGTCGATGCGCTCTTTGTTGTTCTCATACCATTCTTTGAACTTGCTTGGTAGTTCTTTGACTTCATTCTTACTTGCCTTTCCACTCTTTAGCTCATCGGGTGTCTTCAAAATGGAAGTTACAAAGCATCTGCAATGAGGATGCCAACCTGTAAACTTGAAATCCTTTGGATATTTACCTTGCAATTCATCGCAAATGTCGTGAAAATCATGTGGTTTGCCGTCCCTACCTTTGCAAGTATGGTTATTTGATAAGTGAATTTCAATACCTACGACAAAGTCCATTTCTTTCCAACGCAAGTGGTCTGCGGTACGATAGGCAATATTAGTTTCTGTTGCTGCCAATCTTCGTGCATTCATGTACGATGAGCGATAAACACCTTGTCCTGGATGGAAAGCTTTAGCAACCTTTGATAGTTGCAAAATGCCGTGTTCATCCTTATAGCGTCTAAAGAGCTTATTAGTGTTTTGCAAATAGTCTCTCAATGAACGGCTCATTTGGTCAGCAGATTTGCCACTTCGTATGCCCAAGTCCAAACCCATTTCAATTTCACTCTTAAAGCGTTTGGTGAAATCCCACACGCTATCTGAAAGGCTTAAACCATTGCGCTTGCGCTCAATAAAGGCGTCTTTTGCGTCCTCATTGTTATTGAAATAGCGTTTCTTTTGCTCATCTGTAAGCTTGTCTTTCTTACTTCCAAAAGCTTTATTTACTATCTCATCATTCTTGCTGTTTGACAATGCCCATTCAGCGTCAATTCCATTCACGATAGATACTTCAAGAGACTTCTTGAACTTAGATAGAAGTGCGTTCATCTTCTTTTGGGTTTGCGGATAATCGTCAAAGCTGAAAGGCTTTGAGCTATCCACACCATTAATTGAGCAACCGATTTTACTTGCTTCATCGGATGCTAATTTGTAAAGTTCTTGAATTCTTTTGAGATACAGCTGCACATTCTTCAAATGCTGTTCATCGTGTTTGTCTTTTGGCTTGGGCATTGTCTTTTATCTTGGTGTTAGTTCATGGTTATTGAGCAAGTGAGAAGCTATCTATCTCTTGTTCTTCTGTAATTTCCTTAAAGGTTCTATCGACATCGTCAGAATAGCCAAAATTCTCTATACTCTCTCGTTGTGACATGATAGCCTTACCACCATTAGCAGCAAGTAGCATATTCACGTTTTCGAGGTTATCAGAAATAGAGAATGGGGTAATTTTGTTTTCCACTTTTAGAGCGTCAATATCTTGTGCATAAGCTTCTCCAAGAATAATCTTTGCAAAGGCCTTAAGCACGTTTGTTTCTCGGTCTAAGAACTCTAGAACTCTTCCGCTTTCGTCTTTGACTTTCATTTGAGCGTCAATGAATAGTTGCTTACGGCTTTCGCCTGATAAGGCTTGCTGTGACATCTTCTCATAGCTCCAATCAGGTAGTTGTAACTGCGTGAAAAACATTGCTCTTAGCTCGTTGATATAGAACTTCAAGTTATCAACAGCTTGCGTCCACGTCACATAGCTTGCAGTAGCTTCTTTGGGTAACTGCAATATCGCTCTAAACTCTTTAATGCTACTTTTTTCACCACCATAAGAAACGTCTTCATCAGAAGATACCACAAACAAAGGCTTACTATTTTTGCGCAAGTAATTGCCATTTCTTGAGAGTGCCCATTCCATTTCATAAACGATTTTGGAAGTGTCCTCCCAAATTGGGGTTTGGCGATACATATACACAGCTGGTATCTTTAGCAGTGTAATCTCTTCATCTTCGATAATCTCCCACTCTCCGTTTGCATTAGAGAACTTCATGTGTCGCTTTTCGCTGTAAGTATCAAAGAAATCAACTGTTTTCTTTCCAACCTTGCGCTTATAAGCTACTGAAAATGCAATCATATCTCCATATTCATCGAATAAAGGAAATAAGCTGTCATCATTCATTGGTGTAAAGTTTCTGCAACGCAATTTAAGCTCGCTTGGACGCCCATAATGGTTGTTTGGTGTATCGGTTGCATACCACAGCGTTGCAACTTCACAGCTTGCAAAAAGCATATTTAAACGCTCTATATTAACGCTGTCTATTCTGTTGCGTTGATAGATAGCTTCAAGAAGTGCTGCTACTTCTTTTTGCTTGTCGTTTTCAGGCTTATAAATACGTTTCACGGGTATTCCACAACAAAGCTCTGTCATACGCTTAACCGCTAAACGTTGCAAGTCAAACGTTACTCGAGTAACTCGCTCAACCTCTCCATCTTTCACAATATCGGGATAAATAGATTTATTCATTACAGGATGCTCTTTAGGCTCGTATTCAGCCCTTAAACCATCTTTACCATACCATTGAGGTAAGTTTATGTTTTTCTCTTGCAAAGCAACTACAATCTCACTTGGTGAAGATGCGTTATTGATTATTTCTTCAAAAGTCATAATGTATAATTTATTTTAAAATGCAATATTTGATAATCGTTCTAAATCTATCGGTTTGTGCGTGCTATTAAGATGATAATCAATAGCATAGCAAAGAATATCCACGTACTCATCGTGGGGTTTTGATGGAAACCCGCAAACCTCGTCTATAAAGTCTGTATTCCACGCACCATCGACTAAGATAACTCTACCGCATTCAACCGCTGGTGAAGCTGTATTAAGGCGTGTTTCTTTGCTCTCCTTTGGTGTAGGCGTTTTAGTCACATTTAAGCCTGTTGTTTCTTTAAGCTGTTGGATTACCGACAAACCATTAGCCTTTGGTTCTATTCTTATGGTGCTTTTTGCAGTGTAGCCATGCGATTTCACATAGTTTGGAATAAACCTTATCAAGTCGGGGAATTCCTTTCTCACTTTTTCACCATGAATGATATACAAATCATTTCCAATCTTACACGTTGCAATGATACCCGTTGGGTCATTGTTACTCTTCTCGGTGTAAGCGGTATCCATAAAGAATATTACAGGTTCTGAATGATGTAAACGTATGAATTCATTCATTGAAATTCTCGCAAACCAATTACTCTTGACGATGTTACCACCTACTATCGTTGGATGTTGTTGATAAAGAGCTGAAAACTCACGTGGTGCACGCCCTTTTTGCTTTGTAAGCTTTGCTAAAGAGTGCCTTTCTTCCCACAGAGCCTCTCCAACCTTTCTAGGAGAGTTAATTCCTCCATCGTGGTCTTCTTCGCATATAGCAGGAATAGAAAGCACCGTCCACTCTTGCGGTTCTGCTTTTAAAATTCTACCTGCTAAATCATCTTCATGCCATCTAGTCATGATAAACAACTGCTTAGAATCGTTGTGTAAACGTGTCGTGAGCACGGTGTTGTACCAATCCCAAACTCTTTGACGATAGGTTGTAGAGTTGGCTTCTGATGCATCCTTTACAGGGTCATCAATGATTGCAATGTCGACAGGTGTACCTGTTAAAGAACCACCCACACCGACAGCTTTGTAAAAGCCTTTATGATTGACAATCTCGAAAATATCAACGTTTCTCAAGTAGCCTTTTACATCGGTTCTTACATTCGAGCCGTTGAGGTAGGTATTTGGGAAAATTGCTTGATATTCTTTGGTATCGATGGTTCGCTGAATTGCTCTTGAGAATTGCTCCGCAAGGTCAGCAGAATAAGAGCTACCAACTATCTTTAAATTGGGGTTCTTTCCTAACGCCCACGCTGGAAAATTACGTGAAATAATCTCACTTTTACCATGCTGTGGGGGCACAAATACCATAAGGTTTTTAATCTTGCCCTCTAAAAGCATTTGGCAGTAGTCAGCAATGACTTTGTGAAACCATTTAAGCTCATATTTTGAATTGGAATAGCCTAGAAAGCACGAAAAGGTTAATGGTGCTTCAAGCTTTAGCTTTTGCTTCTTTAGCTCCATTAATTTTCGCTTAATTTCTGTTGTGTCTTTTCCTTTTCGTGCCATGAGTTTTACTCTTGAGAAATCAATTTGTCTAGTCTTTCAATCTCTTTGTCTATCTCTTCTTTGCTCATCTCCTCTTTCCCGTCTAACTTCTTGACTGCAACATCTGTACGTTGTTTATTTTGGTAGTTGTCGGGGTCAATGTTGGTTAGCAAGAAGATAGCAGCTGCTACATTGGGTTGATAATAGACAGTCTTCTTTTTGAACTTCTTTATTACAGGTTTGCTTGCATCTTTGGGGTTTGGGACATATTCCGTCTCCGTTTCCTCTCTCGAATAGCCTTTTGCCACTTCTGCAAGCGACACTGAAAGGTCGTGTGATAGACGCTTTTTAAATGTCTCTTTGGCTTCGTTTACTGCTTTCTTAAAGTCGGGCTTCTCCATCCAATGGTAGAACGTCTTATAGTCAATAGAAAAACGCTTACAGAAGTCTTTAAGCATAGCACCTCCATAATCTATCAAGCCGTTTATCTCAATCCATTCTGCGCTCTTCTTTATTATCGTTTTATTAAATTTAGTCATTGCCTTTTATTGTGTATTGGGAATTTTGGGAATTTTCTAAATCACTTCTGCCCATTGCTTAACTATTGAGTATAAGGTATTTCCACTGTTATCGGTATTGCCAAATGTATCGCTATTGCCATATTGAGCAATCTTAAGTTGAGCTTTGATAAACGCTGCTTGTTCTTTTGCAAGTGTGAAAGTGAGCTTTATAGTATCGTTATTCTCATCGCCTATTTCACCATTGGCGTTTGGTTCTTCACCTGTTGGAATTATCGGTAAATCAACACCCCACTCTACAAGTTGAAGCTCATCCCATTCATTTGCGAGCATATCCCAACTCCATTTTCCAAAGCCGTTGTTGTCAATAATTGTATAAGCTTTGAGTTGTTCAATTGATGTTTCTTTTGGTATAATTATGCAAGGTGCTTCTGTGTAGCCTAGCTCTTTTAAAGCTCTATAGCGCATATTTCCACCAATAAGAATATATTTTCCATCGTCTAAAGGGTAAATAAGCAAGCTACGTAAAGAGAGCATTTCGGGATAATCTGTGATATTGGTTTTAAGTAATTCCATCTTCTCACGTGTTATGCTTCGTGGATTGGATGGAAGTCCCTCTAGTTGTCCCTCATTGACTTCTATATCATCTAATGGTAGTATTATTATCCTTGTAAAGTTTGTGTTTTCCATATTATAAATATTACATATTATGCAAAAATAAGAAAAGAGCACTTTGAAAGTACTCTTCTCCTATATTGTAATATTTTTTAACAGAAATAACTCTGGACTTCTTTCATAAAGTCGTCCAACGACCTACAAATCACATATTTATAGCCTGCCCACTCTAATGCTCTTTGCATCATTATTTGTGATGGCTGCTGTCTTCCTTTTTCTGTTTTAAGCTCAACAAATAGTGCGTGGTAGTCTTTTGATGGAAAGCACAAAATTAAGTCAGGAAAACCAGCTCTTGTACCCATTCTTTTAAACTGAATAGCTTCAAATCTTGTCCTTTTTCCTCCATTTGGTGAATGGTGAAGAAGTAAGGCTAGCTTTGGGTATTGTAAGTTAAACCAATTCACACAAGCTATTTGTATTTGGTCTTCTTCGTGTGTCATTTTATTTTTAGCTTAAAATGGTACATCGTTTTTGTTCCCTTGAGCACTTGCAACGTTAGTATTATTTGCGTTGCTTTCCACCTTTCTATCGAGCAATTGAAGTGTTTCAGCTTCTATCTCTGTGGCATATCTAGTGATGTTATCTTTGGTATATGAGCGGGTTTTTATTTTGCCCTCAACGTAGACTAGACTTCCTTTTTTTATGAACTTCTCGGCAAATTCTGCTTGCTTTTGCCAAATTGTGATATTATGCCATTCTGTTTTATCAGGATAGACGACACCGCTCTGTGAAGTGTAGCCTTTTTCAGTTGTAGCAATGGCTAAATTTGCAACCTTTTTGCCTGCTGGCGTTGTGGTAATTTTTGGTTCATCGCCAACATACCCAAGTATTATAGCTTTATTAATCGATGCCATATATTACTAGTATAGTATTTATTTTTATCTTATATTATATAAACTATTATATCTACTACTAAGTATTTATTCTAGAAGTAGAAAAAATCATCTCTCATGTACACAATTATGCCATTAAAAATGTTTTTATCTGACGACCCAAAGATATAGTGTATAAACTCTTCTTCTGTCATACATTCATTTTCGATGAGCTTTGAAACGCTAACCATTTTGTGACCAACTCTAGCGGTCATTATTCCTCCACTTTCAGGATGTCTGCAAATAGAAATAGTGTCATAGTTTAGATGCTTTACACAACCTAGCTCTATTTTGCTTGGTTTTAAGCTCTCTACACTATAGCATATTTTGAGCTTTTGACTACCTGAATTAACGCAAGACAAACGCTTGCTTATTGTTGTGAAATCCTTAAGAATGCAATGCTTTAGTTTTCCATCGAGGTACATTTTGCTAACACGCTTGCGCAATTCTTCATCATCGATTATCTCACTTATACTTTTACCAATATTCAACTCTAGCATAGTAGTAATTTTTAATTAATACACTTATTAATAATCTATTTAATATTATATATTTACAAAGATACATTAAATTTCTTATTTAAGCAATATATTGATTATTTAAATAGTCCTCAAATGTTATTTTCTTAAGTGAGTTATGAAGCACACCAATATTGAGTTTCACACACTCATCTTGCAATATCTTTTCTATCTTGATATTGCCTGCTCCAGCATCTACACACTCTTTTATACAACTCATCAGCTTGTCCATTTGCGGTGAAGTGATATACTCTTTCTTTCCATTTATAACTCCTTTAACTTCGCTTGAAATGCCATTTAAGAAGTCATTTGCATAGTTGAGTATTTGAAGTGCTATTATAGCGTAAGTTGAAGCATCTTTGTATGGAAAATCTCTATTCTCTCTCTTTATAGCGTTATTCACTGAATGAAAGAATTTTATTGCATCGTTGTAATAGCTAGACATGAAAGCATCTAGCACGTCATCAAGCAAGTTTACGGTGCCTTTATCTTGGTGCTTATCAAGCATGTTTCTCCACTCCTGTATGAGCATCTTCATTGTACGTGAAAGCTTTATAGTATCGGGTATTCGCTTTTCTGCTAATTCTTTTAATAGCTTTTCAACATACACTATCGCTATATTATATATCACAATAGGCATTATCACTTGGTGTGCAAGTTCATTTACTGAATATTTGCTTGAAAGCAATTCTTGTTGTACTTGCTTTGCTTCTACTTCACGCCATTTGAAACGCTTTGCATTTATTTTGTGCGCTTTGCTATTTTTGTTTTCACGAATTAAAAGGCACTTTGTTCCGTCTTTCAGCGGATCTGTTTCATCTGCGAAATATCGTTGATTAATTGCAATGTTTGATTGTATTTTATCACTGCAATTTCGTTCGATAATTTGTATTAATTTCATAGTGTTTGCGTTGTGATCTTATGTAAATAATTTAGGTTGCTTGTATCTCAAAACTTGTTCAGTTGCTTTTTTGTAAAATTCTTTTTTTATTTCAAATCCATACGCTTTTCTATTTGTATTTGCAGCCGCTAAAAGAGAAGAGCCACTGCCTGCACAGGGATCAATAACAACGTCCCCCTCATCTGTAAAAATTTGAATTAAACGTTCTAAAAGTGCAACAGGTTTTTGCGTTGGATGAATTTTAGGAATTGTATTATCTTGACACCATTCAAAACAATTGAAGATCATTTGACCATCATTATTGAATTTTGGAAGTTTCTCACGATATAACAGCAAACCATATTCGCAATTCCCAACAATTTTCATGTTTGCTTTTAAAACTTGTGCTGAGAATTTTTTACGAAAAACTAAATTTATATAGTGATTAAATCCGTATTTCTTGCCCAATTCAATGTATTTAAATTGCTGTTCAAATTCACAAAATAAAAGCATACATGGTGCTGTATTTCTTTCTTTAGGTTCTTTTTTTAGCATTTGCGAACAAAAGTGCATAAATTCTGCTGGTTTGAAATCTTTATCGGTATCAAAGAATTCTTTATTTGCAAGTTCACTTTTGCCATTTTTATTATCACGATCTTTGTACCACACTGGGTTACTTGCATAAGCGTTTTTGCCTAAATTGTAAGGAGGATCAGCAATTATCATTTGCGCTTTTGGAATTCCATAAACTTTAAAGTTTTGGAAATGATCATTGAATAATTCTATATTTTTCATCTCAAATTATTTAGTTTAGAAGTTAATACTGAAATCTCTCTTAAGACCTCCTCAAAGTGTTCAATTGAAATGTTGGTGTTATTGATTAAGAAGCAGTAGAGTTTATTCACTCTACTTTGCTTCTCTTGTATATTAAATTGCATAAATATTCATTTTTAGTGTTGTTCAATAAGTGGGATAATTCCTAGCTCTTTCAGCGCATCATAAAGGAAAATTCTACCTCTTTGTGTCCATTCAGACGTCATACGTGTATCAGGCGTACCATCTTTATGCATGATTGTGATTGTTCTGCTATGAAGATAGCCTTTACCGATGAATGGAGAGTATAAAATCCACTGTCCATTAACTTTATGCTGTATCTTCATCTCTTTTAGCTTGAGATTAAAAGCTTTTGCAGATAAACCATAGTCAGCAGCTATTTGAGTTGTGGTAACAGTACCTTTGCTTTGTAGGATTTTATTTAGATAGTCATTTCCTTTCTGCATTTCAGCAATAAGTTGCTTTTGCGTGTTATTTTCAACCTCTAGTTGCTTTATCCTTTGGTTGCGTTGCTCGATGGTTGTTTTCGCTACTAACACGGCTTTAGCCATGATTTCATCGTCTGACATGCTGTTGTTAGTTACAATATAACCACCTGTTTTACGTATGGTTGGTAAAATTTCAGCCGTCACCCACTTCCTAAACACTTTTGCTTCTGCTTTTCTACTATCTAGAATGACATCGTACAAGCCATCTTCATTTACAAAGTTTGCCTGTTGAATTCTTCCTAGACTATCAGAGATGGGGTGACTTGAAATCACCCCATCGTCAAGTCTTCTCATTACCGCTGCAGCTTGCAAGTCTAAAGCTTTGCAAACATCACTTAAACAAAACAGCGGGTCTGTTGCAGTACCCGCTGTTCTAATTCCACCAAATTGTGGTGAATGAAAAATTGTAACTCCAATGTTATTGTTCATTTCTATTCTGTTTTACTTTTTAGTTCTACTTTTCTTTGGAAGCACCCAACCTCGTTGTTTTGCAACAGCTTGGTTAAATCTCATCCATACATCTTCGTCTTTAAACTCAAAGTGCATTGTTCCCTTTTTGAAAGCTTTTACACGAAAGAAAGCCCAATCAAACCAAACACCATAACCAATTCTATTGGTGTAAATGTAATTGTTTAACTCTGGTATTTCGTCATAGTTTGTCGCTGTGATGTAGCACAAAGCCCTTATGACATCCTCAACTCTCTCTCTGTTTGTCGAGTAGTACGAGAAATTGATTACAGAACCACCCCAACGTGCATCATAATTAGTCATGTAAGGGACAATAAACTTTTTGTTTATCATGTAATTAGCGTTGGTTTTCCACTTCTCTCCTGCTGTTGAATTTTCAGCAGAGAAAGAGCAAATCATATCAAAAGCTTCTAACAGAGCTTTATCCATTCGTTGTCCTGTCGTTTGGATTACCATATTTAACACCTGATAAACATTGTGCATTGTAAAAGGAACATTTACTTGAGTTTCGATGAACTTATTTATTTGTTCACGCAAGCCTTTTGTAGCATGCTTTCCCATGTTTAATTTATTGAAGATGATGCGCCAATAATACTTCTGTAGTTGCTTCTTATATTGTTGCCTTGTGATGTTTACAGCATGCCCTCTCTCGTCAATTGTGCTAAAGCGAATAGGCGTGTAATTACCCCTATCTTCTGAAAACTTTGCTATATCGTTAATCTTTTGAGCTGCTTCCATCGTTTCGTCAAATAGCTTAACTGCTGAGGTATAGCGATTAACCATATCTCTCACAACATTGTACTGAACAAGTCCCTCTGTATTGTTGTTATCCAGCATATCCTCTTCGCTTGAAAAGATGTAATTTGCAAACTCATTTTCTCCGCTACCCTCCTTGTAAAGCTTCACAAGGGAAACAGATACAGATGTGGTTCGTTCTGCATCGTCGAAAACAGAGCCTAAGTTTTCAAAACAGCCGTATAACTCAATTAACTCATACAATTCTGCTCTTACACTTGAATACCTATTTTCAATATTAGAAGTATTGCAGAGAGCTATTATTGTACAGCCAGCAGGTGCAATTTCAAAGGCATGCTTAATGTGCTTTACACCCTCGCTAAATGGTGGGTTCATTACAATAAAATCGACATGGCTTATTTGCTCTGGTGTAACCTCAAGAAAATCACTTGCAAGCAATTGACACTCACCTGCAAGTAGTTTTTGCAAATGAGTATCTTTTTCGCAAGCAATAACTTCACCAACTCCATTCTTTTTAAGCCATTTGACGATATTTCCACTACCTGCAGATGG